GTGGCTATCACCTTATACTTAACAGAACCAGCCGTCTTTCCTTTGCTCTTACACAACGCTTTGCAGCATGTGTTGAGGTCAGGATGACCAGGGTAATGTGCTTTGTAATAGGAATGCTCGGCGGCGGTCCAATCAGAGTTGACTTTAGCGTCATAAGCCTCATGATCTAACAATATGGCAATTGGTTTCGAAAAATGTTTCCAATCAGCTCGTAATATGTCAGCAATCTGCTTAGTATTAAAGCCTTTTAGAAACGGTGTGCCATTTTTTAAGGTGTAATGCCTAGACTTCCATAGTTTTGCGTAAGGAATAAGAAAGCGCTGCATCACCAAATTAAATTTCTGGCTGCGAGCTTGAATCATTCTCGGGGGTTTCAAGATGTCAGCTTTAATATCATCATTGGGAAAACTCATTTTCTCATTCTTGATGAATGCAGATATCTTTACGTCCCAGGGCTCAAGCAAACCACGCTCTTTCAATTCGTTAGCGGCGTTAATATACTTCTTGCGCATACTAGGGGGCTTATGCTTGATAACTTGTTCGAGGGTCATTGGTGTTAATAGTGTGGGCGGGTAGTGTTCGCGTAATAATTTGAAAGCGTTTTCCACAGCCTCTGCCTGTAGTTGTGTGCGATCCAACTCTGCTGTGGTTAAATGACGCCGTAGGAGCGAGACTACTTCATTCGCTACACAAGGGTCATTAGCTTGCAGAGTGGCAGTGTATGGACAACTCATCTTCATCACATAGCGTCGTGTGGGATGTTGTTCACAATGGACATAGTTGTTATTGTCACGGTACAAAGTTAGTCTAGTTATTTGAGCTGCGACAGAATCTTTGCACTCGACAACGCCACGCTGACACGTGGCAGGGTAGCGTTGTATTACCGAGGGGCTAAAGGGCGGAGTTGTACATCCTCGCCCCAGCCAAAAAATCGGAACGCGAGATTCTTAAAGTATTCATACAAATGCTTTAGTGACCAATACTCGAATGAGCCGATAGATAACCTGTCTATGGCCTTCAAACCTAGCGTTTGGTTTGGATGGACCATATATCCGGTTATGTTATCGGCGTCAACGGATCGGATCATTAATACATCTTGTATGGCACTAGTCAATATAGATGTTGTAAGATGTTGGTATACGTTCATGTTCCGTGATAAACGTATTATTTCGTTGCGTATGACACGTAAGCTTGATGAGTCGAGCGGATCACATGTGGTATGTATCGCAGCTCTCTCAACCAAGCTTCTGTACCAATTGGGCTTGTTGAGTTGGTTTACACTAGGTAGCGTGCCAATGATACCGCCAGCGTTGTCGCTGCCGATATTATGCTTACTACCATCGCTTTTCTTGAGACATAGGCCAACGCGCTTAAAGCGGGCTGTAGCATAGGACGCGTTACTGGCATCACTGCCATCACTGTTGCTAGTGGGATTGATGCCGCGAACGCCAGAGTACCTGCTACTGCTGCCATTGCTGATGCTTTTAGCGATAACTTCGTTAGCGCTGACATGATTTGTCTCGATACCATCAAGTTTGCCGGTTGCAACTGCATAGTTCGCACTTGCTCGGTTTTGTCCGCGTGGAATCCTTCGATTCGGTCTGCTATGTGGTCGGGTAATTCCTCCAACCCGATTATTAGGCCAAGGCTCGGGTCGGCCTTCTTCGCTTCGCTTATCGCTTCGGAGTATCTGGTTAGATTGTATTGGCGTGCCAGGCCTCCGTAGATCATCTCGTCCCACATGACCGTTTGATACCATCTGCGCGTCACCGGATGTATGTCCTTGGTAGACGCCATGATCCGGGCGACCACAATAAGGTCGTAGACCTCGCATGCCTTGCCCACGAGAGCGGTAAGAGTGTCCTTGTCCTCTTGGGTACGGGTCATATCCTCGAGAGGCTGTTCCGTAGTGGTTGCGGTGGTACTTCGATATGCTATCGGGTGCAGATTGGTGGTTGTCATAATGCTGGCCATAGTCATAGGGGACTTG